GGTCGCGGCTGATGTGCTTATCTCCGTAGACCTCTCTCTTGATCGTCTTTTCGCACATCTCGGCGTACCAGCCATCTGTTTCAACCTCTACCTGCTTGCCGTTCTCCCAGACCTTTTTCTTTCCGCCCCAGAACTCGGCTGCCGCATATTGTGGCTTGCGTTTTTCAATGTCTTGCAAAGTCATCATGATTAATCTGTTTTTCGTGGGGTCCTCATACTCGATGTATCCGAAGCCTCCGATGATCCCGCCTCTGTCAAATGGGTTGTTGATTTCAAAGTCGTAACTCTCGACCTTATTCTCTCGGTTCTTCTTGACTGGCTTGAAGGTGTCGGTGCTGTATACCAGTTCTATCGTGACCGCTGTCGGGGGGTCGAGGGCGTACTTCTTAGCGATGTATTCGATGCCTGCGTAACCGGGCATCAGTGTTACGTTGTACTGGTTGGCTTTGTTATCCTTGTAGGGGATCGGGCTGATGTGATTTTTCTGCATCATGTCCAGTCCCATGCGTGCGTAGTGGACTACATCCAGTGCGAGGTCTTTAAGGTTGACGTTCTGCCATGTCATCGGCAGGTCGTTGTTGTACTTCGGGTCCTTGTTGTTTGCATTCTTGCGGAGGCGGTTTTCCTCCTGCATCTGCAGGCATCTGTCGATGCCGATGAAGTATCCTTGGATAAGGGTGCGCTGGTAGTCGGTGATCTGAAGCGCTCCGGCTACATTGCCGTTGAACTCTGCGAGTACCTTGGTGGTGAACCTCTCGCTTGCGTTGGCCTGTGCTGGTTGTTTCTGCTCCTGCAGGGCGGTTTCCGTGGTGGTTTCCTTTTTAGTAGTTGTTGCCATTGTTTTCGTCCTCCTGTGTTTTTATTTGCCTTGCGGCCGGCGGGTAAGGCAGGAGTTGAACCTGCACGTATCCATAAGCGGATTTTCTGCCGTTGAAATACTTCCCCATGTTTGTCGGTCTTTCCCGACTGTCACCCGTCAATGTAGCAGTGGGTTAACTCTGCGGCTATTAAAGCTCAGCCGCCGTAACTGCTCACGCCCAAATGTAAGCATTTCATTCCGCAAGTTATCATTTTTTTATGAGGCGATCATTCCTCTATGCGGCGGGGCTGGGGCAGATACGCTCTGCCGGGCGTCGTTTATTCTTAACTGCCTGTTTGCTGTTGTTTTATTGGTGTTTAGGTTTACGACTTCTTGCAGCTTTGTCATTGTACTGCCCTCCTGTTCTATCGTTGTTTAACCTGTTGTTTGTTTATTATAATCCTTTCTGGAGAACTTGTCAAGAGGGTTTGCCCATTTTAATGAGCTTTGTTACTTATGACAATTTTGATATATAGATTTTGTGCATAATGTATATTTACTTTTTGACCGCCTGTTTGCTTGTGAGAAGTCCTCCGCATCGCTTGCATCTGCGAGCCTTGATGATGAATGTTTCCGGGAGAACTCTTTCCCTGTCCTTGATTTCGAGTACCCAGTACTCTTTGCCTTCGGTGGCTCCCCACTTGGGGTTGCCTGTTCCGCTTCGGATTAAGGCCGTTATCTGTAGCAAAGGGGAGGAGGCTGAGTATCCGTTTCTTAGCCTTATCTCCTGCTCCGTCCCCTCGTGCGGTTCAAGTCGGGAGTTGTAATAAGGGGTTATATTGCGGTATTCTTCCAGCTTCTCTCCCTTGTCGATCATGTCGAACCATTTTTTCTTTATGACTAAGGTGAGCAATCACATCACTCCTTGTCTTTTGGGACCGGTGGGAATATATCGATCGGCTTTATTCCGCTTTCTAAGATCACAACTTGTATGCCGGATTTGAATAGTCCGTATGATGCCCAGTCGCACACTCCGTCTTTTGCTATCCTGTGTTCGCACTCTTGTGGGTGTCGTCCTATGTTTCCACATCTTGGACACTTGAACCCTTTGTAGGTTCTTTTAAAGTGTAAGTTGAAAGCATCGACCGTGTCAAAAACTCCGATAATGTTGTCGCTGTCTAAGGGAGGGAAGTTTGCAGGTTGATAGTAGTTCGGCCATGAATAGTCACGTTGTGCCTCCATTAGTTCCGTGGTTTTGTCTGTTGAAAGCCCCAGCTTTTCGGAGTATTGCTTTATCATTTCTTCGATCCATGCGATTTCCTTATCGAAGCGGCGAGAACCGTCACGGTTTTCAGTGTTCCACATTTTGTCGTTGCGTAGCTTTTCGAGAAGTTCCTGCAGTTTATCCATCTATTCCGCCTCCGGTTCTTTGCTTAATTTTCCGATGATGGATTTTGCTCTGTCCTTGAATGGGGCGATCTCTTCCTCTGGCACGTTGATTTGAGTTATAATGCCTTTGGCTATTCCGTCCCTTGATTCCAGTTCGACTATATCGCCGACCTCGACCTCTGAAGGTGTGTAGTAGGTGTATTCTCTGCCTTGCGGTTGACCATCTCTTACAAATCGTAGCTTTATAATGTTTGTGGTTTCCATGTCATATCACCTCCGTCCGCAGGGTTTCGTCCTGCTCGCTGACTACCAGTCTGATTACCTGTGAACCTATCTTCTTAAGTTTGACCACGCTCTCGGCGTTGTCTACGAATACTGGCATTGTGATGCCCCAGTGCTGGGCGAGGGTGTCGATGATTTCAAGTCCGGCGTTGATTCTCGCTGCGTTGTTGGCCGTGCTGTACGGTACCAGCCCGTTGGGCGTGGGTATCATGACCTCGCAGTCCTCTTGAATGCCTCCGTTAATTTGCGTTTTGAAGAGGCGGAACTGTACGCTTGAGAACTTTTCGTTAATGTTCTTTCCGAGCATCGCCACCTTGGTTTTGATGAACTCTTCGCAAAGGTACAAGCCTTGGGCCAAGCGCTCGTATTCCTCGTTGAGTTTCTTTTCCTCTGTTTCCAGTTCGTCTATGCGTTTCTGCTGTTGTCCGACCGTCTGAAGGAGGAGGAGTTTCTGCTGTTCTGCTCCGATGCGCTCCTGTAGGCCGTCTATTTTCGCCTGTAAGGCTCTTTTGCTCTCAGAGGTATCTGTGCTTCCACTTTCTATCTTCGCTTGAATTTCGGCAATCTGGGAGGCGTAGGAGGCGTATTCATCTGTGTCCTCGTATGCTTCCTGCTCCAGTGGTTTGATTTTTCCTGTTGCGATTTCGATTTCGGCATCAAAGCATCTTATTTTGTCTGCGAGGCTTTCCTCTGTGCGACTGTCTGTTTCGATTGTCTGTTCAAGTTCGGCGATCATCACTTTGGAGCACTCGGCTTCTATCCTTGCGCGGATGCGCTCCATCTCGCTACTCTTGTGGAGATTGAATTTCGCCTTGGCTTCCTCTACGCTGTTGGCAGGGAGGTCTTGTCCGCAATACTGGCAGATGGTATCGCCGTTCCACTCGGAGTCCTTATGCGCCTTGTACTCTCCTGCGAGCCTTTCCCTCTGGCGGTTGAGTTCGTTCAGTTCCGCTGTCGCCCTGCTGACGGCCGTCTTTACTGCTTGCACCTGGTATGTCGTTTGCTGTCTATCGCTTTTCATTTTTGCGATTCGCTCTCGGCCAGCGGAGAGTTTGGTGTTCTTGTTCTCATTGAACTTTGCGCGCCCCTCGGCTCTCGCAGTGTTGATTTCTGCTATCTGGCGGCGCAGGCTTTGCTCTGCATCACTCTGGATGATGTTCGCCTTTTCCTCGGCGAGGTCGTCCTTTTCTTTCTGAAGCGTGGCGATTCTCGCTTTGACCGCCTCTTCCTCGATTCCAGCAATGTCCGGCATGGCCTTGGCTGCTTCATCGATTCTGGCAGGTATTTGTTCGAGTCGGGTGTTGATGTCCTTTTTCTTTGCAGCTGCTATCTTCTGATAATCTTCCACGCTGTAGAACTGTCCGTTCGTGCCGGGTTTCAAAAGGAACATTGTTATTCCGTTCAGTTCGCTGCTGCTGTTGATTACATCGAACTCGGTTATGTCGCCACACGCTTCAAGAAGTATCTTTCGGCGGTTCTGCCAAGGCATCGCCTCCGGGAAGTGTTCGGGTTGGGTGAGTATTTGAGCCATCTCTGTGGGGCAAATCTCAGCAAGTCTTTCTTCGTACTCGCTTTTGGTTGTCGGCACGCCGTCTATGAAGTAGTCTGTTTTGTTGCCTGCGAAGTCCTCAACGTTCGAGCCTCTCTTCTTGACCCAGTTTTCGTGGAAGTCTTTGCTGAATGTTATAATCGTTCCATCGTCAAGGGTGAAGGTGCCGTCTACCCGGTTGTTGCGGTGGTGGATGTCCTCTCCGCTTTCGTCCTTGGTCTTGGGGGAGAACCCTTTCTCTCCCGTGCTTGCCTTATCGAAGAGCAACCACGTTAGAGCGTTGTACACCGTGGTTTTTCCGCTTCCATTCGTTCCGTACAGGCTTGCATCTGCTCCGTTCGGCTCAAACTCAAGGCTCTTTATGCCTTGGAAATTTTGCAGGGCAAGTTTTTTCAATTTCATGTTGACATTCTCCTTTTTCTGTGATATACTGTTTGTAGTAGTTGTTGACAAGGGTTGTGACATTCTCCTGTTAACATGAAAGCGTTCTCGGTATTAGAAGTGCCGAGGGCGCTTTTTCTTTTGCTCGTATGGTCCCCAGCAGAGAACCTTGTTGTAAATGTTTCCTTTGGATATCTACTTTCGTTCGGTTATGTAAATGCCTATGTATCCGCCGAGCATCATCGCCGCCGAAATTATAAGCTGCATTGATATTTGGGCTTCTCCGATGGTGTTGCAGTCGCTTGCTCCGGCTGTGCCAAGCGCGAGGATAAATCCGAGGGTCATTATTGTTCCGAATACCTTTTTCACTTCTTTGCTCCTTTCTCGACATCGTATGTTCCGTCACTGTAACAGACTATCTTGTCACATTGTGCAGTTATTCCTCAAACGGAATTTTTAAGATTCTGCTGATTTCCATAATCTCTTCAGTTCGTGCCGAGGCTCCGATTCCGTAGAGAATTTGAGAAATAATAATCTTGTTGACCTTGTATCCTTTCTTCTGCAGCGCGATGACAAGGTCTTGCTGGCGCAGGTTGTTGTCAATAAGTCGCTTTTTAACTTCTACTCCCCAAGGGGTAAGCGTGCGAAGTGTCGACTTTTCATCAAAAACAAACATGATCTTCCTCCTTTCCTATTGACAAGTTATCTAAGTTGCTCTTGAATGCTTCATGCTGCTCTTGGCCGTTGGTCAGGTTCTTTGGGTTTAGCATTTTTCTGCCTCCTTAAATCCTTTAATCAGGGCGTCTTCGTCGAGGTCGTATGTTTCCGGGTTATAGTGTCTGGCGTAAATATCCGGGTGCCTTGCCTCGATTTCGTCAATTATTATTGCTTTCCCGAGCTTGTTTCCGCTGCCTGTAAACTCCTTGTATGCCTTGATAACTTCTGCGCTGCTCATTCCGTGAACGATTTCCTTGATTGTTGCAATGAATTTGTTTGTCATTCTTCCTCGTCCTCCTCTCCTAAATCTTCCACCGTGTTGAAGTCCTGCTCTCTGATGCTTCCGTAGGTGTATCCGTTATCGTTTCTCAGGTAGACCGGTCTGTATTCGTCAAAATCCGAAAGCAGGGCGATCAGCTCTCCTACTGTGAGGGTTCTGCCGCACTGGTCCGGCTCGTATCCGTTTCTGTTTCCGTTGATGAATAATGCCTTCTTCATGGTTCGCTCCTCCTGTTTTAGTAGTTGTTTTTCCTGTTGTGTGTTTAGTATAATCCTTTCTGGAGAACTTGTCAAGAGGGTTTGCCCATTTTAATGAACTTTGTTACTTATGACAATTTTGATATATAGAATTTGTGCATAATGTATATTTACTTATTGCCCGCCTGGATGGAGGATACAAAGCGGATTATCCCCTCTTAACCGAGGGGATTTTCTTTGCCATAAAACAGAAAAAAGCCCCACCCTCGATTGTGAGAGTGGGGCGATTTTAATTAATCAGTTATTCAAGTTTCGGCCGCTTCTGCTATCTCTGCTTCTGTGTCAGCTGCTTCCGGTTCTGATGCGGTGCTGGTGGTTTTATTAAATGCATCATTAAACTCTGCGACAGCTGCTTCAATAAGCATTCGCAGTTCAAGGTCTGTCACGTTGATGCCTTTTTCGTTGAGAATTTCGGCCGCCGATGATAGAGCCTTGTCCAGCTTTTCATATCCGTGCAGGTCTTTGTAGATTTGCTCCACGGCCTGCACGCAGGTTCTCGCCACATCTTGTTTGGTCTTGTCGTTGATGTGTTTCGTGTACAGGTTCTTTGCCCATACACCGAGATACCCGGCGATTGCCGTCAGAATTGTGTACAGGATTGTGGACCCGTACTCGGACACGAAGTTTTTCAAAAGTTCCATTGTTGAGCCTCCTGTTTATTTTTTGTGATTACTGAAGGATGAGGTCAGCGAGTTTCACGGCGGCAGTGACTTGCCCTTTGAGTCCGATGACGACACGTTCGCCCTTGATTTGCTGAACGTCATAAACGGTCTTATACACAAAAGAGGCCAGTCCGCCCCCGGTATATGTTTTTGCGCCGTTCTTAACCTTTACCCTGCTGCCGACTTTGATTGTGGCGACAGGCGCAGGCGTGGGTGTCGGTGTAGGCTTCACAGGCACGGCAGGTGGTGTTACTGTCGCTCCCTTGATGTCCGCTACGTTTACCCATCCGTAAACCGTAGAGCCTCCGCCGCTCTCACGGATTAGATGGTATGGGTGAGTACCTTTGGGGTATAATGCTGTAACCTTTGCCTTGCCGGGCTTGCACTTCACGCCGGATTTTGCACTTGCCGATCTGTAGTGCGTGTTGCCTGTAAACTCCACGATGTCGCCGACTTTAATCTCTCCAGTGGGATTGGGTGTCGGTGCAGGAGCAGGTGTCGAGACCAGCGCTTTAACCGCCGCACGAAAGGTATCCATGCTCTTACCGTGTTTGGGGAACCAGTTCTTCGGGTCGCCGTGGTTACTGGCGATGCCGCGAGCGTATCCCTCGTAATGCCCGATGATGACACCGTCTGCGGTCGGGTCGAGGTTGTACTGCTTGCAGAGGTATGCGCACAGTTCGACTGCTTCTTGATAAACCTTGCCGAAGTATACAGAGTCGGTCAGTCCATCTTCGCAGATTTCAAAGCCGATATACCCGTTGTTATTGGCATTCTTGGCTCTGCCAAGGCGGCCGCTTCCGCTGTGCCATCCGACCATGTTCCATGGTAAAGCCTGATACGTCGCTATGTCTCCGTTTTCGAGTTTACCGATAAAGCCATGTACGCACGCCTTCCGCTCCATATGCTGATTCCAATGGTTGTTATACTGGTTTTTTCCGAGCAGTCCGTCGTCCGGCCCGACATAACGCTTAAGCCACGGATTATTCGCCCCGGTGCTGTGTACCATGATCCCTTTCACCGTGTGCTTTTTCCCCGATTTGTAACAGTCGTTTTCTGTAAAAATGAGTTTTCGCAGATTCATTGACCTTCCTCCTTGTTTTAGTTAATTATGATGGCTATTATAGCCCCCAAAATTGCGCCCACAACGCCAGTAATAAGACAGCCGACAACAATGCGCCTGTAATACTTATAATCGTCTGCAGGGGCTTGTTCGAGCCGCTCAAGCCGTGCTCCTTGGTCTTTCTGCTCACTCACCATGTTTTCCATCGTGTTGGCGAGTTTGTCCACGCTACGGATTAGATCAGCAAGAGCTTTTTGATTTTCCTCACAGGTTTTTACCCTGTACTTCAAGCTCCCGATTTCGTGGTCGTGGTCATTAAGTTTGATAGCCACTTCTTGTTCATCCATCTATTAGTCCTCCCTTACGGTTGTGTCGGCCAGATTACATCGTAAGGGAAGCCCTGTTGTTCCGGAACATCACGGAGCGCTTGACGATATGCTGCCCATGCTGATTTCTGATCGCTGTCGAGTGGGTTGTCTGCGTTCTGTGTCCAGTCGCATAAAGACAGCAGATGATTGCGCTCGGCTCTGATTTCGTTCCCGATGACATCGTACTCCTTGTCTTTGGCGAACTTTAACCACTTATCATAGTTGACCTCGATGTCTGCGTTTAAGGTGTCCCTGTACGGTATCTCGATTCTGTACTGGTCGTACTCGTAGGTATTTTCCTCGCTTGGGAGCACCTCTTCTACATTCTCAAAGAACAGCACCGAAGCGGTCCCGCTCTGCAGGCGCTCTATCTCATAAGCAGCACCCGGCATGACATTGCTTCTTGTTTTCATTGCGGATAACCTCCTTTAGGCATTTAATATTGACGTTTTGACATATATCCTCTGTGGGCTGGTCGCCCCCAGTCCCCCACAATTACGGCTTGTAAGAAAGGCGAGCCCCGATGTCCACGCTCGAACTCGAAGCGGCGTAGTAGCAGTAGAAGCAGAACAGCCCGGCATTCGCGCCGTAGCCGAAGTAGCCGCCCAGATAGCAAGCACGGAGCCCTGTGTTCTGGTAGTAATAGTCGCTGTAGTATGTCGTTGCCGATGCTCCTGCTTCGGTCGGGAAACGCGCCCACGGATAGTTGATATCCTCACCGAGTGTTTTGACATATCCGCTTTCGTTGCCGTTTTTAAAGTTCAGCTTTTTATACGGCGCAGCCACGGTAGTGTCGTCATATTCAGCTGGTTTTGCTGATATCCACGCTTGATGGTCTAATATGTTCACTCCGTCTATCCATTGGAACACGTTGCCCCATGCATTCTCAATGCCGCGCCACTTGAATGGCGACTTGCCACTTGAATTGCTTGTCGCAGACCCGGATGATGCTACCACACCATCGGCGCCACCTGCTATCCATCCTGCGGAATACACGAGGTTGTCCTGTGTGACGTCCACTGCTTCTCCGTCAAAGACCAGCGCTGTATTGACTCCATCCGCAAGGGGAGTTATGTCTGTTATAACTCTGCCTTTTGCGATTTGGCCGCCACCTCGAGACGTTCCGATTTCTATCGACTGCCCCACAACATAATCTGCCGCCTGTGCGTTTGTAATTACGATTCGGTTTGCAGCAAGTTCAGTAAACGCTGCAGTGTGCGTGTCTGTATATGACAACGACACTATTCCGTTCATGATGAACTGACAGTGCAGCGTTGCAAATTCCACAACAAATAAAAATTGCATGATATCGCACGCCATGGCGATGTCGAGCAGCTGCCATCCGTTTCCTCGTGCCTTTGCGATTGTTCTGAACGATGTACGAGACCTGCGCACCTCTGGGTGTGCGCCTGCCACCGATGTGGCCTTTGTGCCGTCATATCCGGCATCATAGGCGGCAATATAAATCTTGTCGAGAACTTGTCCGGACGAACCGATGAACGCCGGGGAGAGGCGGAAGCCACCGAGGGGCATTTCGCAGACCCACCAGTATTCATATCCGTCTACGGTTTCGTGCTTTTGATAGAAGCGTGGAATTTCAACCATGACTTGTCCATTGCTGCCGTTAGGTGCATATGTCGGTTCACCCTCGTATGCTGTGACATTGCCGTTGTCATCAAGGTTGCACCTGCGCATATGCGACCACGGATATATGTTATCAAAGTCATTTGTTGCCGGGGCGTTCCCGACTCCTGCGGCTGCCGTCAGTCCGTCTGCATCTCCGACACGCTCCAAAACAGGAGAACTGGAAGCGACCGCTCGCCGTACTCCATATCTTTTCGTGCCTATGTTTTCGGCGTTTGCGAGTTCCATTACAGCGCCATCCCCTATTCCCACAAATAATTGCTTTGTGTCAACCGAGACGGCAGGCTCGCCTTGGCGCATCTTTGTCGGGTCAAAGTCCGCCTTGTTACCGTTGCGGAGTATAATGTCCGCATTGAAAACAGTACCCATTGTCTTTCCTCCTTTTATTCAACCCAGACGAAATCGCCGCCGTTTACCTCGGTTACATCGTCTATGATTTCTTGTGCTTTGGCAATCGCCGCCGCGACCACCTGTGCGACCGCCTCTTCCGGCAGTCCTGCTGCTTCGAGTAGCGTTACGAGATCGTATAGTTTGCCATCCTCTCCTATTACGGTCCCGTTCAGCGGCGTGAACTTCGTTATGTCGAAGACTGCCAGAGCATCGATAGGCAGCACACCTCCGCCTCCCAGCAAGTCAACAATATTTACGGTCGTTCCATCCGCTTTGTAGATTCGCCCTGTGGTAGGGCTTGAGTTGTTTGCCATGTCCTTTCCTCCTTATATTGATCTTCTCCACGTGCCTCCGACGTTTATCCACACACATTTTGCACGCCTCCATGATCCGCTTATCCTTATCCACACCGTACCGATGCGCCACGAACCGCTGACATTCCTCCGCATACCGCCTCGAACAGTCATTGCGTTGCTCTCTCTCCAAGATGAAGGCAGAGAACCGTTCATCGCCCGGACACGGTATTTAAATTGCGCACCAGCCATCAACGATGGCCCGCTGTCGGTCGTGCTTGTGCCTCCGACTGTTTTCCATAATGTCCAAGATCCCCACGCACTGTCGTTTTGACCTTTGTACGCATACTGGATTTCATACCCTGTAATCACTCCGTTTGCTCCGCTCCATGCAATCGTGACGGTGTCGCCGTAGCTGTAGTTTGCGCTGTCGCTGCCCACCTTGGCTGTGCATGAGGTTGGTGCGTTTGGGTATCGGTCAATTGTGTTGAGCGTGACACTTGTGGAGGCAGTAATCGTGCCGACATATACATCGGAGTATGTTCCGGAGAAACGCCACGAGGC